TGAGCCAAAGACGTACCCATAGCGGCAAGATTACCAAGTGGGGTCGTAGTACCAGAAGCTCCCGAACCAGACGTCTGGGCAATAGGATTGATGTTGATAGGAGAAGAACCACCGCCAATATACTCAGGACGTTGTAAACGACTATCAGGGGAAACAACACCAAAGTGCGAACGTACAATTTCAGTGTATCGAGTACCGCCACGGGCATCCCTTTCTAACAAACGTTGAATTTGGAAAGATTGACGAAGCTGATTAATAGTTGCAGATGTAGCTTGGCTTAGATCTGCATAAAGACCTTGAGTACCAGAGGTCAAAGCATTACGAAAAAAGAGAGCATCTTCAGCACCACCAATAGTAACAAGAGTGCGTAAAGTACCACCACTATCAAGAGCACCAAGAGGATTACCAACACCTGTAGAAGCATTTGCTTTAATAGGAGCAGTAGTACCAAGAGGAAGCGTTACAGCATCACCCTTCTGAGGCCAAGGCAAAGCACCAGTAAAATAATCCTTACGCTTACCACGATGAAGCAAACTAAAATTAGTAGTATCGTCAGGACCATCGCCCATTAACTGGGGAACAGAAGTCTGAAGATTTTCATCACGGAACCACTCGTTCCAAATAAGATTGTACGCACGTTGATACAACGACATATGAGTAACAGTCTTACCGGCAGAAACTTGACCAACAGTCGGGAGACCAAGATAGTCACCAAGAGTACAAGCCGCATAGCCACCAACTGGAGAAGTAGTCTGAGGTACAGTATAAGAAATCGAATCACCGGGATTATTTTGTTGGCCCATAAACTTAACCCAATTAGACCACACTAATCGATTTGGAACAAAAAAGAAAAAAGACTCCATAATCATGTTATCCATAATTGGAAACAGAGGAGTAGCAAGACGACTGAAAGCAGTCATCTTAAGATTAAAAGTATCGCCGGGAAGAACTTCATCAACATACACAGGAATAAGATAACCAGCGTCAAAAGTAGTTTTATAAGTCTTTTGCGCATCAAACGAAGAACGAGGAATATCGGCCTTCGGAATCATGGCAAACTGATGTACATCAACAGATTTATTGCGGTGCATAATAAGCTCCAAAAGTAAAAAAAGCCCCCGAAGGGGCTTTAAGTTTATGACGCTTTGGCTTGCTTGCCAAGCATCAGAAGTACGGGTTGGTCATGCAACTGGAACATCCCGTTAGAATCATCAAATACGCCAAGATCGAAAAGATCAAAGTCATCCGGATGTTGATAAATTTGAGAATCATCTGCAGCACGATTTACCTCATCTTGAAAACTACGAATGGCTACGCCAACAGCCGGAACATAGAAGGGACGGCCAAAAGCATCAGCAGCACGATCTTTAATAGAGCACACGATCATTTTCATACAATAGTCCTTTTAAGTAAGTTAAGTTTTGCGTGATTGATTTCATCACGAGCTACGCGCCTCTCTGGCGTATCGCTCTCTGCACGCTCACGCACACGAAGCAGACGGGCATACTGTATCTCATCAATATCATATTCATCAAGTTCAGCACGAACTTTTGTGGGAGGCAAAGCTCCAATAGAAGCACGCTTAACCTTGTCAGTATAGTAACGAGGTACAGAAACCTCTTTACCTTTAACAATTACATGGTCGTGCGGGAAGACATCAGAATGGTACTTTACAAACCACCCCGCACCAATGCCAGGCTTAAGAGACATACGAGTAAACTCAGGCACGCGAGAAGTAACAACACCATCATCATCAACCTTATTGTAATGATCAAAAGCAGCGTTGCCGGTAATCTTTTTCATGATATACCGAGCAACATATGCGGCGGATTGAAAATTCACTTCGCCGATCGAGGAAAGGCCATAAGGCCATAACTGGTTTAGAAGTTCAGAAGTATAAAGATTATCTCCATTCTTTGTTCGCATAAGCAACTTCTTATCAGGAAAACCATAACCAAAAATGCAAGCATGATAATGAGGACGGCCAAAATTCTCACCGTACTCGCCGCACATATAAAAACGAACAGGCAAACGAACACGCTTGCGTAAACGCTTCATAAAACGCTGGAAATGGTCATAACACAAAGAACCATTATCGGGCAAATGCTCTGTAGCATAAGTTAACGTAATAAACGAATTATCAGAATGTAAAGAAGCCTCGTGCATACAGCGTATAGCCCAATCACGAGAACGCTTGAAACGGCATTCAATACATTGTCCACAAGGTAACTCGAGTTCCTCTCCAGAATGAGAAGTCTTAGAAAAAGAAACCCCGCGAACGGGGTCTCTCCATGCCCTTAACGGACTAGTACACATTACAGACGCCAGCCACCACGTTGTGGAGCCAACTGCATATTAGCAGCTTTGGTCTTGTGAGCGGTCTTTCGGAAATGCTTTACAAGCTTTTTCTTCGAAACCATACGACGTTTAAGTGGACGCATAATACAACCTCCTATAGTAGATTGGTGTCACCTAGCACAGTTACATCAAGTAGAGTAACTGTGCTGCCTCAAGCTTACGCTTTCGGCTCGGGGTTAGCAACCCCATCAGGTGACGGAATAACTCCATCCGGTTTAGCCGGTGGAGGAATAAGGCCAAGCTCAATAGCCAAAGAACGATCCTCTGGATCGGTAGAACTACAAAAGTCGACAAACAACGCAGGGTCATTGTCGAATTTCTCACGAACCTTCGCAGGAAGAGCCATAAAAGCATCATCAGCTGCACGAACAGCTTCAAGAGCATCACGGTAATCACCAATACCGGTGAAATCACCATAAGTAGGCATAGGGCCAGTTTGCGGAGGCAACTGACCAGTAACACCAAAACGTTCAACAATATAGTTAATATCGCACTCATCTTTGCAATGTTGTTGAGCCAAAGTAGGCTCAGGACAACTAATACCAGACTCATTAGAAGCCTCATCAACATCATAGTTGTGAGGAGTACGTACAAACTCTTTAATTTTAGACATTATTCAGCATCTCCATAAATAGTAATAGAACGTGGATTTTCTGGTGTACCTAAACGCCGACCAAAACGAATTGCATGATTAGCAGAAGAAACATCCTTAATCTTATCCTTAATATATTGAGTACCTTTCTCAAGGATATTATAAAGAGGAGCAGTAGCAGAATCTTTTGCACGTTGATCTTGAATAGCAGCAGTTTCAGCACGTGCACGAACTTCATGAGCAGAAGCAAGACGAGCATTAGCAGCTTTAAGCTTTGCATCTTCTAAAGTACTAATCTCAGTAGCTTTAGAAGTATTAGTATCCTGCAAAGTTTTAGCAGCTTGCGCATCAGTTGCCAAAGTCAAAGCTCGTTGAGTAGCTTCCTGTTCCTTACGCAAAGAAACATTAGATTCAACGTCCTTAGAACGATTATAACCCTCAAGTGCAGAACCTAAAGGACTAACAGCCGGGGCAGCTTGCGCCATAGCGCCAACAGCACCAGAAGGCGAAGAAGCACCCATATTACCATAAGCCATCATAGGATTAAGACCAGCAGCGTTAAGATCATTAACAGCACGCTGGTAAGACGTATTACTCATACGCTCTTGAAAATCACGATTACGTTGCGCTTCAGCAGCAGATTGCTCATTCTGATATTGAGCAAGCTGACGATTAGCACGATTAGTCTCATCAGCAGATAAAAAACCCATCACACTACCAACAATACCATCAAACATACCCATAGAAGAAGAACCTCCAGAAGAATATTGAACAGAACCAGGAACCTCAGCCATAATAACCTCCATTAATTCCCCCCTGATAAGCAAGCTTATCTAGGGGGGTTAATTTATTAAAAATGGTCAACCAAACCCGGAACACTATACATCGGCATCGGACGAGCCATACGAACATTAAAAAAAGCATCAAACAAAAATTGCTTACCATTAGCAGCAGCACCTACAGCAACAATACGATCAACAGGAGGCGTATCACGAATGAATGTATCATTCAAAGTCGGCAAAGAAGTAAACTTCTGAGCCAAATGCCAAGCATCAAGAGTACCTGCCGTAGTAGAACGAAATAGTCCGGTAATTTGAGAAGGTTTATAACGATACTCTGCCCAACGTTCTTGATAACCAAACACACCAATATCGGTGTCATCGCCAGTAGCATAAATCTCTTGGTTAAGAATAGGTTGTTCACCAAGATAGGCAAATACAGGGAAATAATAATCATAACGGGTCTTGCGAGACCACATACGTTGCAAACCCTGTTGATAAGTAAGATCAGCACGAACACTAACCAGACCAATAATCATTCCGTGTTCTACAGCAGAGTACGTGAAACCATGGCCATGAGCCAAAGACGTACCCATAGCGGCAAGATTACCAAGTGGGGTCGTAGTACCAGAAGCTCCCGAACCAGACGTCTGGGCAATAGGATTGATGTTGATAGGAGAAGA